AGTGCTACGGAGATTGCCTATAACGAGGCTACGGGGCGCACGTCGTTCCTCTCTATCCTGACGGACCTCGTTGATGAGTGTGAGAACGACTGGATGTTCCTCTCCTCGCAACTCATGGCACCTGAGCGCCCTGAGGAGTGGCTCAATGCCCGCGTAGAGCGCAGCCGTTCATTCCGCCCGATTGACATTCAGAGCCTTGCTCAGTCACAGTCCAACAGCCTTGCCGCCCTTGGCCAGTTGTTCGACGCTGAGACGGCGCTTGAGATCGCACGGCACGGGGTCACAGATGAAGTCATCCGTCGCGTTCGCGAGGCGGGCAACGATCAAATTGTAACCGAAGAGCAATAATGGACGAGATCACTGCTATCTCTGGTGCTATCAAGGCAGCCATTGGCGTATTTGTCCTTGCCGTAACAGGCATTGGCGTGGTGGTCTACACCATTGCCAGCGTGTACTCCCTGCCCGACCGCGTAGAGGCCGTTGAAGAGCGTGTAGACACGATGTCTGGCAAGATTGACCGCATGGACTGCATCATGGTCGCTGAGGCAAGGGAAGAACCAATCCGTCAGTGCCTATGAAACGCGGGAAAGCAGAGAAGTGGACTGAGGCTGACCTTGACAGGCTTGTAGAGATCAGCGAGAAGGACATCCAGAGCGCCGCTGTGATGTGGCGTACCAATGCACCGGAGGCGGCAATGGACCTCCTTGACGCTAAGGCAGAGGATCTTGGGCGAAGAAAGTAGATATAGGTGGAATGAGGTTGCTGGCAGGTACATCAACCAGAGTGGCGACTTCGTTTCATTCGCCGAGGTCCGCCGCTATCTGGATGAGGTGCTTGACCGCCATGAGAGGAAGATCCTGTCCCTGTCTACGTCGCTCAGGGAGGGCAGCATCAACGTGCAGCAGTGGCAGTCTGGCATGAAGGACTCCCTGAAGGATTTGCACCTTGTCAGCGGAGCCTTGGCTCGTGGCGGCTGGGCGCAGATGTCGCAGTCCGACTATGGTCGCGTTGGCAGCCAACTTCGCTTTCAGTATCAGCGGCTTGCTCGGTTTGCTACGCAGATAGAGCGTGGCTTGCCGCTTGACGGTCGCTTCCGCAGGAGAGTGGAACTGTATGCACAGAGCGGTAGGGTTTCTTACACGGCCGCCCTGCGTCAGGAGATGGCACTGCGTGGCTATACGGAGGAGCAAAGCGTTCTTGCCAAGGCGGACCACTGCTCAGAGTGCGTCGCAGAGGCAGACAAGGGGTGGGTGCCGATTGGCACCTTGGTAAACATCGGCGAGAGGATCTGCAAGAGCAACTGTCGCTGTCACTTTGAATTTAGAGAGGGATAATGGCTACCTACGGATATAAGCGCGAGGACGGCACCTACTTCGAGGTGGAGCAGTCCATGAAAGAATACGTTGCCCTGAAGGAATGTCCTGAGACGGGTCAGCCCTGCCACCGCGTCTATGAGCCGCCGACAGTAGAGTTCTTGGGCGCAGGATGGCCCGGCTACGAGTACAGCGACAAGTACACTACACTCGGCGAGGACAAGAATGGCAACCTCGTAATCAAGTCTTAACTATTTTTTCAAATTTTATTGCGTCATACTTAGCCTTCATGGTATCTTCACGATACAATGGTCTACCCGCGTGGACCAGCCTCCCCGGAAGGGCAGAAAACGCGGCGATGCTTTCCGAGTAACGCGCTACCGATAGCGCATAGACAAGTAATCGTGATGTCAGAAGGTTATTACGTCAAAGATGGCGATGATTACGCACCGCTGTCTGAGGACAAAGTTGTTCTTTCTAAGTCTGAACTTGAAACCACCTACGTTCCAAAGGAGCGTTTTGGGCAGTCCATCCAAGACGAGATCCAACGTCGTTTCTCCAACCATGTGCATAAGGACAAGGCGCATGAGGACGAAACCGTTATTGCCAGAGTGCTTGAGTCACATGGCGGTCAGAGCGTAGATCAAGACAAGCTGCGGTCCCAATGGGAATCGGCGCACCTTAAGCCGCTCGGCGAGAAGCTGACGCAGGCAGAGGAACGCGCAAAGCGTCTTGAGGAAAGAGTAAAGTTCCGCGAACTCGGCCCCGTGCTTGAGGAAGCAGGTTTTGACAAATCGTTTGTCACCCGCCCCGAACCCGGTAAGCCGTCTCCTGCGGAAGTCTACTTTGGTGACAAGTTTGGCCTTGACGATAATGGCTCTCTAACTGTCAACGGCACCTCAACTTCTCCGCAGGCTTTTGCTTCAGAGCTGGCATCGAACGATGCCTACAAAATCTATTTGAAGCAGGAGGCTCGGAACACAAGCACAGCAGGTAGGCCGGGACAAGACAACTCTGCTGCCACCTCCAAGTCTGGACTTCGCAAGCGCGACATGACAGGCCCTGAGCAAGCAGACTACATCGCCAAGTATGGCTATATCACAGCTAAGGGCGATGGCATACCTTTTATGAACCTACCTAACTAATAAGGAACAATGGCTATCGGAAAAGCATCGGATTTCGTTGTACGCAACGAACTCTTTGAAACACTCTTTGTAGAGACGCTCACGCAGAACGTAGACATCCTCAATCAGGATGGCAACGGCGTGATCCAGCTCGTAACCAACGAACGCGAAGGCGACTACGACAAGACTCGCTTCTTTGACCGTCCTTCTGGCGGTGTATCGCGTCGTGACACCACGGATACTTCCACCTCGCTCACGCCTTCGGCTCTGACGCAGGACGAAGTAATCGGTGTAAAACTGAACCGCAAGTACGGTCCTTACCAGCAGACTCGTGACGCATTCAAGAAAATCGGTGGTACCCCTGAGGACCTGACGATGATCTTGGCTCCTAACATGGCAGAAGAAGCCATGAAAGGCATGGTCAACGACGCTGTTGCTGCCCTCGTCGCTGCTCTTCGTAACAACAGCGGTGTTGTCTACGACTACGCTGCTACGGGTGCGAACGCTACGATTGACCACACGGCTCTGATCCGTGGTCGCGCACTCTTCGGAGATGCCTTTGGTCGCATTCGTGGCTGGGGCATGAACGGCGCTGCCTTCCACAAACTGGTTGAAGCACAGCTCTCCGTTGCCTCCGGCAATGTTGGCGACTTCGCAGTGTACGAAGGACAGGCTGGTACGCTCGGCCTCCCGGCTTTCGTCTCGGATGCTCCTGCATTCGCTACGGCTGGAACGCCCGGTGAGTACCACATTCTTGGCCTCGTGCCTAACGCTGCCGTCCTGACGGTATCGGAAGCACCGTACATGGCTACGGATGAAACCATCCTGAAGGAGAACATCCTCTACGCCTTCCAAGGTGAGTACGCCTTCAACCTTGAGCTGAAAGGCTATCAGTGGGATACCGCCAACGGTGGTACCAACCCTGCCGCAGCAGCACTTGCAACTGGTTCCAACTGGGACAAAGTTGTTGCTAACGACAAGGACACCGCTGGTATCGTCATCGACGTAGACCAGTCCTAATCCAATGGTGACGGAGCGGGGGGCCTTCGGGCCTCCCGCACCTGATCCTTAAAACTGTACTGACATGGGTTCTTGGGCCGACCTTACTCTTGCTGATGCTACGCTGAAAGGCATTGCTCCCGTTGACATGCTTGACGGGGACTTTGGCACCTTTGACACTGACATCAATGAGACGAACCGCCTGAACGAAGCCAAGCAGTACATTGAGATGCGTATCGTTGCCAACGATGCTCTCTTCGCGGAACGTGCTGACGGGCCGCAGGAGATCATGGACGCGGCGATAGACATCAATAAGACATACATTGACAACCTGATCCAACGGATGATCGGGTACAAGTATGTGCAGGCATTCTATGAGACAGAGGCGATGGGCGGTAACAGCCTGTTCCTCGCTCGTGCTGAGATGATGGAGTTCCGCTTCAATGAGACGTTCACCGCTCTGATGCGCGTCTTGATGCGTGATCCTGACTTCTTCGATCAACTGGACGGCACTACCGACGAGGACTTGGCCTCCTTTGAGGGTCCGCGCAACTGGGTGGGCTAATGGCTGATCTTTCCAGCACAAGTCAAAAGCTTGACAGGCAGTTTGATCGGATAATTGAGTCTGTATCATACTCCATGTCAGAAGTTGCCGGATCCATTGTGCGGATGGTGAGAAGCAGAACGCTATCTGGCATAAGCTCAGAGGGAAGCCCCTTCCCAGAATACGGAAAGAGGTACACTTCAAAGAAGAAGAGGAAGTCGCCTGTCGATCTGTATGACATTCCGCCAAGGAAGTATGGCGGTACGCACATGCTCAACGACCTTGCCGCATATGGTGACTCAGGCGTTGAGTTTGATCCGCGTGGCGCTGGCGGTGGTCGCTTCAGGGGGGCTGGTGGTCGATGGGTGTCTGCTACTGACATTAAGCTTACCATTCAGCCAAAAGCGCAAAGGAATAGGGATCTTGTAGCCATACATGCCAGCGGAAACTATGGCAGGGGACCAAACAAGCCTCGCCCGTGGCTCGGGCTTACCATTCAGGAGGCTGATGGTGTTGGGGCAGTCATAGGGCGCGAGCTGCACCAGATTGAGTTCTCAGATGCCATTACAATAAACTTCAGCTCATAAGATGGCATACCACAGTACGCAGGAAGTATTAGATGCCATTCACGGCCAAGTAGAAAAGACGCTTGGTGACGCGGTGGACTCTGTTGTGCAGTTTCATGGCACATTGGACCAAGCCATTGAATATCACTTTGCACAGAGTGCTGGCACAAACCTGCATGATGTTGTCGTTATCAGCCTCGCCAATGCAGATGGTGGAAGGCTTTCTGCATCTGGAATCCCATTGTACTTAGAGGAGACTGTAGACATTCATGTCATTTCTCGCGGGCGCAGGGGAGACTATAAGGGAATGTCCACCAGAATTATTGAAATTGTTGACGCT